ACAAACGTCTTGCCACTTCTGGAGCCACCAAACAACATGATATGCGTGGCTGGACTGGCAAGCAGTGAGTTAGCTTGTAATTGCTTCGGGGTGAGCTTAAATGCTGGTGTCGTCATTGGATAGTGTAAGCGTTACGCTGGACGCAACTTCAACCTTAGACTTATCCACAAACATACCTTGTTCCTTGCCAAGTAACTCTAACGCCTTGTTTGCGGCAGCAAGATTCTGCTTCAAATCTCCCGTATGTTCCCCGTCCTTGCCAATAATAGGCTCGATTGCCTTGCCCATCTCCACAATCTCGATAAGCTGCTCAAGCACCCATTCGCGGGTTAGTTGCACCTTTGAAATGATCGGCTGTCTCAATTCTGCAACCCTTGCTGACACCATGCTATCAGCCATTAGGCGAGAGGCATTTGCCTGGATTGTCTCGTTCTTTGTAGTTGGTTGAACTTTATAGCTATTTCTATATGCGTCAGCCTGATTCATGCCGCTAACGATATTAAGGCAGAATTGTTCTTGCTGGGCTGTTAGCCTCTTGGATGGTTGTTTTTCTTCGTTGCTCATAATGTGTCATTTTTACCACACATTGCCTAGAAAATGGTCTAGTCCGTTTTTGGTTGCGTCTCAGCTTTTACTATTGCGGCAAGAAGCTCTCCGGGTTTCCATCCGTGTTCCTTGCACACTTTCGCCTCAATGCGTATAAAATCTTTAACTACTTCGCTTATCGGGATAAGTTTATTCACTTTGCTTTAGTTGGCCTGCCGCGCTTCTTTGGTGCGGGATTTGGGTCTGCTGGTTGCGTGGTTTCGACAGTTGACTCTGTTTCAGTTGGTTCGCCATAAGCTACAGGCTCTACCGGAATTTCACTGACCAAATCAGCCTCAAGGCCTGATTGCAGCATATTTTCTACGTTGCTCACCACCGCATCAATATTGATTTTTGGCCTGACTTCATTGTCAAGCGGCTCAACGCCACATGCGTAATGCTCGGCGATGGTAAATCGGGTGTAGTTCTTGAAGCACTTGGGGCAGGTGTATTGTTGTTCTGTCATTATCGCCTCTGCATCATCCATTCTTCAAAAGTGGGGTAAGGCTGTCCGTTAGCCTCGGCTTCAGCAATATAATTGCGGTATTCCGCCATAAGCATTCCGGTTGCAGCATTGCTGGCTAGGCCAGTTCCAAGCATTCCTGGATTAGGTCTGGCGGTAGTTTCAATCCCCTGCGTTTGATCTGGCTGGCGGTCGTAAATACCTGATACTAGCTTTTTGAGTGCGTTTGCCATGATTATTTCCTATATTCTGGGTTATTTCTTAAAAATTCCCGCGCTTTCCAATCATCCAATTCTTGCTGCACATCTGCCACAAATTTAGGCGGAACCGTAAAGATTATTGTATCCCCCAAACGCAATTTCCGCCCATATTCCTTCTCATCTTGGAATTTATCTAATTTTTCTTGTGTATCCAAGACAATCCGTTGAGTTTCGGCGTTAATTCGCTCAATCGCTTCTTGCAACCATTTCGGCAGTTCTTCAACCTTATTCATTCTTTTCAGTTGGTTTCATGCATTGTAAGGCAAATTCAAGACCTTTGGCATAGGAATATAACATTTCCACGCGAATCATAATATGATCGCCTTTGAATTCGTTAGTAGATGTCAGCAATATTTGTCCAGCATCCTCTCTGATTTCATCAGCTTGCGTAAACAGTGATGTTTCAATATTAGCCATGTTAGCTAGCCTCAAAAATTGATTTAGCGTACTGATAGATAAATACTACCACAATTCCAACTATTGCAATTAGTGCGCAGATTTGGTTAGTGTCCATTTTTAGCATCCAGAATTAGTTGAGAAAGCATATAGCAAAATGGCTCCCCTCCAGCTTCTCTAGGGTCAATTCCGCATCGTTCAAACACATGAAGCACCACATGGGACATTTCATGCGCCAATGTTGCCGGAGACGTGGCCCACACTAAATACGTCCAGAATTGATCTTTTCCACATCCTCCGGAAAATCTACCAACTTGTGCGCAAGATAAAATATCTGGCTCTTTGAATAGCTTTTTATGTGCAATTTGGTAATCTTTGGCCGATGACGCCAAAAAAACACGACCGTTATATGGTTTTAGTGAAAGCTCTCTCATTAAATCCTCATCTGGCCTGCCGCGAGAGAATTGAACTCCCATTCACCGGATAGAAGCCGGTTGCTTTGTCCGTTAAGCTAGCAGCAGAGTATCTTGGTTGCGACCGAGGCCTCGAACCCCGTCTATGCCGTATGAGGGCATTGTCTTATCCACTTAGACGACCATCGCAGGTTATATTTTAGCATTAAATCAGCCAAATATACGGAATAATTGATTTCCGTATGCCGCTTGTCCTGAAAGCCCTGCCATATTCCGCGATTCTTGCATTTGCGCAGCTTGCTGAGCGGCATATCCTTGCATATTTGAGTAATCGCGCATTGCTTTAATTCTCATGTAATCCTCATAAGTGCCATTAAACGCCAAATGAGTCGTTCCAAGGTTGCAAGCATCCAGCTTCTTTAGAAGTTCGTTTTCTGCTTCCCATGCGGCTTTTGCGTTATCTGCTTGCTCAACTTTATCTTCTTGCCATTTCATTCCTTGCTGTCTACGCATTTCCTCGTATTCAGTCTGAGTTTTGCATTCTTTCGGTTCTTTCTTAAACCATTTCAGTAGATTCATTTTGAATTCCTAGCGTAATTTCACCGCATCTTGCTTGAGAGTGGTAAATGCTTTATCAGTTCGGTCATCGCTGACAATCTCGCATTTCTTGCTATCAATCTTTGGGTATCCGGCTAAACGGATAAACCATCCGCGAGGGATTTTACCTTGCTCACTGAAGTATTGGCGGCATACATCCAATCGAGCGGTTTGACCATTCTGGAAGTCATTGCGCCCCGCTTCGATGATCTGTTGCAGGTTTGCGTAAATCTTGCTGTCAAACTGAATATTCGCTTCTTTCAACCATTGGAAAGCCGCTTTACTTCCACCATCACCATAACGGGCGGTAATAGCTGTTTTCATCACGGAAGTCATATCGTCGCGGTACATAGCTGGAACCTGGGCCGCTTCCATAACTTTCTGTCCGTAGTTGGAAAAGATATTCTGATTATCCTTCCATCTAGCTTCAATTGCAGCCTCAGTGCGTACTGAGTAGTTGTTTGCGCCAATGTAGGAACCAATAACCCACAGTACTAGCATTACGAAAAACACAAACAGCACTGCAACGATGCCCAGCAAGACCCGCGTTGTTGTTGACATATTTTTAAACATTTCCATCCCTTTCAAAAATCATTATCGTGAAAATACTTCGTTAGCCCAACAGTTACCAAAATCGAAACAATGATGGACAGCCATATAACCCATACTGGCTGGTCTAATTCGTCTTGCAAGTACTCAAATTCCTTCATCGGCTTACGCACGTAATACTTTGCTATCGTGTCATTTAGGTCTTGAATAGTTTGGGTTGAATCAAGCGTTTTATGCTCTATCAACAAGTCCCGAAGTTTCACTTCAAAGATGCTGAATTTCGCCCATGTCAGAATGCGCACCCATGATATTTCAGGATAGGCTGAAACCCCGACTACTACAACCACATCATTCTTTTTCCCGCCCAGCCATTTATAAGCCACCGCATCGGCGAATTCTTTAGGCTCTTTGGTCACTACCATGACGATATTGGATTGTTTCTGCGGCCCCAAAGTGCGCAGGATGTTGCTTATACCATCATTCCATTGCTTTTCGTCTGGAACTGAGATTCCAATAGGAATAAACCTGTTTATGCGATAATAATCATAAATTGCACTTGGATATTCTGGTACTTTGTCTATGTACTTTGTCGCAATTAGACGATTGAATAGGCTATCTGGTGCGGCTTTTATGTAATTCGTATAGCATTGAGTCGTTGAGAATGGTTCGCCGATGATTGTTTGCGTCCAGCGGGGAGGCTCTCTCAATCCTTGCCGATCTATGGTGCTAATTGACAATCCGCCAATGTTTGAATGTACGTTCCAGTCTACATCGTGGCTATGTTCGTAACAGGTATCGCATGTAGTGGTTGAGCAATTTTTACCGCATGATGTGGTTCTGCAATTGCACGAATAAGAATGGCGACACGATACTTTGTCGCGGGTCTTAGATGTTACCTGTCCGCTCATTACTTGGGTATCACTTAGGCTTGCATATGCTCCAGCATAATAGACCGCAATGACTATTAGTGAAGATGCGGCCATATTCACAAGCATTTCAGCCCATGTTATTTCATTGTGCCAAATGAATTTAGAGGCAATGGGCCAAAGTATAGGAATTAGCAGCAATAGGAATATGTACATTATCTAAATTCCTTATTTGCTTGCATTCCCATACTTCGTCGCCAGCCATGCTATGCCAACAGGCTCTACTCTTGTTTGTTCGTAGCAATGTCCGCCACTTTCGCCAGTTTTTACAGTGAATCGTCCAGCATCAATATGGTTTTGATATGGAACCCATACCCCGCTGCGCTTGAATATAACGCCATCAGCATTAAGCATTGCAATAAACGCTTGGGGTTTATGATTAAGAATTTTCGCCACATCGGATAGGCACTTGCTAGATTTTGCCTCGACATAGTTATCCAAAAAGGCTACAGCAGGCTTTTGCTTTTCAATCAGCAATTGTTGCGCTTCAATCTGTTCTGCCTGCTCATAGGCCAGTTTTAACGCGCCTGATAGTGTTGTGGGGATTTTGAATTGTTGCTGGCTTTCAAGTTCTTGCCAGCGGTCAACAAGACGGGCGGTAAATTCTGGGGAAAGTTGGGCGACAATCACATAACTGTCTCGCTTCCCAACAACGTAAACATCCACCGGCCTAGCTCCAGCACCAGAATGAGAGGTTTCCACAGACTGTGTAAAGCTGATTAAGCCCTTGTCTCTCAATGTTTCCATACTTCGCTTAACGCTATCATGGCGAGACTCAACAAGTTCCGCTATCTCGCGGCTGGACATTTGTTGATTGTGTTGCAGGCTTGGCAGATTCATTGTGTGTTCCTTATAAACGTGAGTGAGTAGTGTCGGCGTTCAAATGTATAAGGCACTTGAACCTTGCCCAAGTCTCCACCTGACCGACAAAAGCATTATACCCTATTTTGCAAGTTGCGCCTGCAAATCCGCCATAGCCCGACGAATATACTCAGCATCCGGTATTTGTACTCGATCAATCGGCTGGATGTTCATTTTCAGTAATTCTTCATGTCGTTCGGGGTCAAACGGCAAGTCAGGCAATAAGTGTTTCCAGATAGGCTCTGGATTAGTGAATAGCTCTGTAAATGGCACTCTAGGCCCGCGTAGAGCTTCATAGGCTGAAAATTCTTCATCGCCTAGGGGTGGCAGTCCCATTTCAATTAAAGAGGCGTTAATCTCTTCGTATGAGCGTTCCAGGATGATCTTTTTGGCGGGGTGAGTTTCGAACCAGTCTTTCCACATCCAAGCTCCGGTACAGGAGATTCCGCGATATTTCTTAGAGGAGGGTTTTAGGTCTAGTTCTTTGGGGAGTTCGTGGCCTGATGCGTCATGCCAGCAAATTGAATGCTCAGTTGTGAAAAATGCCGAAGCCCATGTAGTACCGGAGCGTGGGAGACCGACGATGATAAAGTCCAGCTTCATTATCTTTTGGGCTTTTCTATGAAGAACAGCACAATATCAATGAATTTTTTGACGCCGAATACTTTTTGACCGTGATAGAAACCTAGCCAATAACAAGTAAGTCCCACGATCATACAAACAAGTATATTGATAAAGTCTAGTTTCATTCTGAATGATGAATACACCCAAAATCAGGCCCAACTAACATTCCCCATCCCTCGTCATCCTCTATCACTGCACCATTGTCAGAAACATCTATTGCACCGTATCCATATTGAATCTTTGGACAGCTACAAGTACCTAAATTTTTATGACTATCAATAGATGAATAACTACCTTTAGGAATTCCGCCCCAATATTTGCATGTTTTGCATGTATTCAATTTATCATCCTAGAAAAAATCCCTCAGACCGAGAATCCCCAATCTGAGGGCCAAGCCACCACCGGGGAGGAGAGTGGTCTTTGTTTGCCGTTAGGCGAATAAGTTGGCTGTCTTTCCAGCCTGTCATCATTAACTGGGGGTAGTTAATGCAATCTAGCGTACATCACCATGAGGAGGATTTCCACGCCTGATTCATTTAGCCTTTCGGCTTGTTAGTTTGCTATGTTATTGGCACGTGCGCCAACTATGTTTTGGAGACGCACATTTCTGCATACACCAACACGGCTGAGAACCCCGTTGCATAGACGGAACCATAAATAGCAATAAGCTATCAATGAAAAAGGATTCTCATGCGTCTTGATACACCAACAAGAATGGATACTTCCGCGACTTAGTGACCACTTGGTGCGACCGCGCGTCCGCTAAATTGTGAACATACCCATACTTCTTAATGCACCTACATACTGCCATAAATACAGCTATTTTTCAAGCGTTTCTCCGATTTTAGGCAATTTATCCCAAATCCATGATTGCAATTTAATCGAAGTATTCACCATTTGAATTGAAGTGGCAAACGCGGCTTTATAGTCCTGTTCGTTCAGTTCGGACTCAAGCTGTTGGGTTAGCTGGTGTTGCTTTATGGTTAGTTCGGCCCAGTCCTCGGTCATTTTGGCGCATCCGGCAAGGGCATCCAATGGGTAACTTTCATGTCAACAACATCGGTTGCAGACCATTTAACGCACTGAATCACCAATTCAGGGTTGATCGAATCGCGGTGAATTATCACGCGCTGATTATCTACCGGAACTTGGTCTTTAACGCTAATCCATTCCCTTATTGCTTCCATATTATTTAGGTAGCCGTCTATTAACGCATCCAATTGGTCACGCTGATATTTTGTGAGATACCCAACATACCCTCTTCCACTTGCCTCATGGTGCTTCGCAGGACACCACCCTTCATTTTTATATTCTTGCGCCCACTCTCCACGCTTAAACTCAAATAGTAACCTCGTTTCATGGTGGTCATTTCTTCTCCAATGCTTTAAGTTTCAGTTTATATTCGGCTTTTAATGCTTTTAGTTCGTCTAGGCTATAATGTTTTGCCTCATGTTTCGATTCCAGCCATTCCACCCGATCTAGTCCGATACGCTCAACCAGCCTGACACGGTAATTGATAAGGTTCCCTGATAAGTGGGTGTTACATCGTTCACATTGGCACCAGCAGTTTTCATCCGTGAATCGCAATTCTGGTGCACTTCCGACTGATCTGTAATGCCCTCCATTGGCCTTTCCTTTGAATGTTCCGCACGATATACACCCGAGATGCTTTGTTGATTCCCTGCGATATGCGTTAAACACCGCCTGTACTTCTCCAAGCCAATCTCTGCGGGACTTTTGTTTTTCTTTGGCATCCTTGTACTCTTTTCGTTCTTTCTTCGCGTCCTGGGCTTGTTTCTTAGCCTTGTTGATAATGTTTAGCTCAATAGCACATCCGAAGTCGCATACTGTCTGCAATGGCTTGGTCGGCGTGAATTTCTTTTTGCAGACTTTGCAGGTTTTCTGCTTTGGTTCCTTCTGGGATATTGGGCGGGCAGTCAAATTGCTCATTTTTCCTTAAACCGTTGCGGATATACGCATTTAGTGTCCCCAGAAACATATCTTGCCTTCTCTTCCGGTGTCCTGGCAGCAGCGCAACTTCGATATTTCATTTCAGCCATTTCTCGGTCGCCTTTGGTTTGGCCGGTTATTGCGTTTTTGCAATTCCTGCAAATCATCGTCCAGTCAAAATCCTATCAGCCTCTGATAATGGAATTCCATTTTCGTCCACCTTGATATAAATCGGGTCTACGTGAGAATACGGAAACTCGATGTACTTGCGCGATCCTTTCCCTGTAAAGCATGAGCCATTTGGTTCTTGGAAAACATAACCGTATATCGTGTACGCTCTGCCGTCCTCATCCTTGAATACTTCGCTCATACGCCTGTTTTGCCAAGTACCGCTGCCGCACTCATTCCATTCATCATCTGCGCCAGTAAGTGCAGTCAAACACTTAAAGTTAGCCGCCGCAGTGAAGCGACTCAAGCAATATCCAATTGACCCACCGGAATGCCCTTGAGTCCCAAGCACAGCCAACAAATCAATGATGTTGTCTCGAATCCATGTATTCGGCCCTTCCATTTCTTCGGTTGGCAAATCCTTGTACATGATTGCGAATTCTCTTTTCGCGTGCTTGACATAGTTGCTGTCGCGCTCAACCCACCTGATTATGTACATCGCCACAGACACAAGTATTTTGTCGCGGATATGCGAAATGCGACAAATTTTCCATTTGATTTTTTGCATCAGTGCAGGCTTGTATTCTACGCAACAATCGCTCATCTCAACTCTCCTTTGTAAATTAGTGCCGCATCGCTTATGCGCCGCTTTGCTCTTTTTTGCAGAACGGACAGCCGCCGTTTTTACGTTTACTTTTTGATTTTGGGATGGGAACCTGAACAGCTTTACCTGCCCACCTGAATTTATCGGCTGAATTTTTTCCGTGTTTTTCGCAATGCACTACAGCAACTGTTGATGCCATGTTATTTCTCATTTATTAGTGCCGCATCAATTCAGAGTGCGGCGTCCCTGTTTCTATCCCTGCCTTGACATACTCCCCATACTCAAACGCAGGGGATTCCAAAACCTCGCAGATTTGGTTACTGCCCTGAGCCGCCTTACTGCACGTACTCATATCTGACAGTCGTTGATTTCCGCTAATCCAGCGGTATTGATATTGATTGCCGCATTAATATCTCGATCGTGAACTGCTCCACATTCTGTGCAAGTCCACTCCCTGACATTTAGCGCTTTCTTTTCACCACGATCACCACACGATGAGCAAATCTGGCTAGACGGATACCAGCGATTCACCTTTACCACGGTGCGCCCATACCACCCAGCTTTATACTCAAGCATTCTAGTGAACTCACTCCAACTTGCATCGCTGATCGACTTCGCCAAGCAGCGATTCTTTACCATTCCAGCAACATTCAAATCCTCAACCGCTATCGTTTGGTTTTCACGAATTAACTTGGTTGAAAGTTTGTGCAGGAAATCCTTGCGTGTGTCTGCAATTCTGGCGTGATGCCGAGCCACCTTGATCCTTGCTTTGTTGCTATTCTTACTGCCTTTTTGCTTCCTTGCTAACCTGCGCTGCAATATTGCCAGCTTCAATTCTGCTTTTCGGTAAACCTTAGGCGCATCCACCTTGTCTCCATCACTGGTAATCAGAAAATGGGTTAACCCAAGGTCTATGCCTATTGATTTCTCAATAACCGGTAACGCTTGCTTTTCCTGTTCTCCTTGTACTGACACAAAATACCTTCCGGCTTTATCTTTGCTAATGGTTAAGCTGTTTAATTTATCCGGCATAGGGCGCGTCAAAACCATCTTTAACGGCGTTGCAGACTTGGCAATATACAGTTCGCCATTCTTGATTCTAAAGCCGCTGTGTGTAAGCCTAAAAGATTGCTTTCCGTGCTTACTCTTGAATTTTGGGTACTTCGCACGCTTGCTGAAAAAGTTGCTGAATGCAGCATCCTGACTTCTAAGAGATTGCTGCAAAGCCACGTTGCTAACATCGTAAAGCCACTTGTATTCTTCAAGTTGCTTTATCTCTGTTAGGTGTTTTGTTGATCCTGAATAATTTATCTTGGTGGAATTCAGTGTGTACTCTTTTGATCTCCAATCCAAAATGTCATTCCAGACTACCCGCACACAGCCAAAAGTTTTCGCCAGCAGTACCGTTTGCTCTGCATCTGGATAAAACCTGTATTTGTGCGAGATGTGTATCATACCATGATGATGACAAAATTTAGTATTCTTTGTCAAGCATTTTTTTCAACATACCTATCCCATTCCTTGCCTGTGTATTGCTTCACGTTATCCACCGGCCCAGCCCAATGCGTGTTGCACTTCATGCACATGCGGTTTACGTGCGGGTTTGGTATTTCTTCATCCTTGGTGAACACGGGCCAAAGGTAATCCATTACCGCTATGGATGCGCGGTCGCAACACTTTGGCGTTGTGTAGTCGGCTTTCATTTCCGGCATCCGTGCATTGTGTGGTTTAATCGGAGTAGGCGCTGGAGGTTCATTCTATCTGCGCTCCAAGTTTGATAATGTAAACCTCTTCCTTCGGAGCTCCCCATGCCTGTACACCATGCCCAATGAATACGCCCTTGCATTCGATCAACATCTTGCG